AGACGGTATATACCATGAGGTGCATGACGAGAAGATCGAAGCCTTAAAAGAGATCATCGATGCGAATGCAGGAAAAGGAATTTTAGTGTTTTATAACTTTAAGCATGATAAGGCACGGATCCAGAAGGCTTTGAAAAAGAGCAAGCTTCGGATCGGGGAGTTAAAGAATCCGGACAGCATCACAGCCTGGAACAATGGGCAGATGGATATCCTACTTGCACATCCGGCAAGTGCAGCATATGGATTAAACCTTCAGGCAGGTGGGCACATCATTGTCTGGTTTGGACTTAACTGGTCATTGGAGTTATATCAACAGGCAAATGCCAGACTGTACCGACAGGGACAAAAAGAGAATGTTGTGATCCATCATCTAGTCACTGCCGGCGGATATGATGAGAACGTCATGGATGCACTGGAAGCAAAAGGAGTTACACAGGATTCGTTTCTGGATGCCTTAAAGGCAAGGATCAAGAGCGTGAAAGGAGAGAACGATGGGAAAGATTGATGCAAAGATGGAAGGCAGGACTGAAGGATTGGAACTTGCTTTACGCATTGTGAGAGAAGGCGGAGCAGAAGCCTTAGAGAGAGAAATGAAACGCCGGAGAGTTACAGGGATCAAGGTTCCTGTCGATCATAGAGAAATGGATAAAGCGGCACAGAAGATCAAAGAGCAGATCCTGGATACCGTTCTTGCTATGAGCGTCATGGTGCTGAGAGATGAGTTTGGTTTTGGTAAGAAACGGCTGGATCAGTTCAAAGCAAGGTTTAACTTGAAAACAGAATGCATGAATGACGGATTAGTTACGTGGGCAGATATCCTGGAGGCGATCAGAGATGAGACTGGTATTGAGCTTACGATCAGAGAAAATCGTTAAGGAAAGTTAAGGAGTGAATTAATTATGGCACAGATCAGACAGAAACTTGCGAAGGTCTATATTCATTCGCAGGATAATGGCAATGACTTTGGAATCATCGATCATCTGGCTGAGGTCGGATACGATGTTGATTTCGAAGTTGTGGATAATGGAGTTGGCAATAAGGTGATCTCATGTGAGATCTATGATGCAGGGGGGAAAGAAAGACAATGATCAGAAATAATAGGACAGCAATGAATGCATACAAGAAGACCAGAGAGAAACACGGTGGGGATCGTCCTCGCTGTGTAGTCTGCGGTGAGGCGATGGATCCGGAGGACGATGAGACAGAGTGGTCCAGAACAAAGAGAAGGACAGATTGTTTTGTACATAGACATTGCGTGAAACATTGGGGAGACGTTTAAGTGCAAGGTTGATCACGAAAAATATCCAGAAGTGAAGTAGAAAGACAGATTTAAAAATATGATGGAGGGCTAATCTATGATCATTGGATTTTTAAGCGGATTATTTATCGGAGCAGTTGCAGGAGTGGCAGTTATGTCGCTCTGCGCCGCAGCGAAAGAGAGGGATGAGTTATGACAATAACAGAGAATCTTACAGGTGTCGTGAAAGAGGATCATGAGAGAGTGAAGACAGTAACGGACATTCTGGAAGAAGTTAGAACTGAGATGTGTGATGGTTATTGTGTATATCCAAGAATAACGCCGAATGATTATGAAAAATATAAAAGGATATGCGATGAAGAATGTCCGTTAAACAAATTATAAGGAGTGATACATAAATGGCATACAAAGATTGTCCGTGTGTAAACTGTGATCATAAAGCAGATGGAGAGAAGAGAGTTGCATGTAGAAAGAAGTGTACTGAATTTACTGCCTGGAAGTTAAGCATGCAGGCAATAAGACAAAAGAAAAAAGAAGATAAAGACAAATACTATTCGACAACCAAAGGGAAGTTTTACAAAAGAAACCTGATGAAGCAAAAAGGCGGAAGAAAGATATGGTAGATCCATGCAAAGCCTGTGCAGAAATAATCTGCATTGGCATTTGTACCGATCGGGCGCAATACAAACAGGAGTACCAGGAAATGACAGATCGGATAAGGCAGCAGATAATAAATCGTAACAGGAGGGGAGAACGTGGACAAGAACGTACTGATCCAATATTGTGACATGAAAGAAGAAATTAAAGATTTAAGGAGAAGAATTACAGAAACTGAAAGACAGATCTGGAAGATAGCAGAAGAAGGAACAGTGAAAGATACGGTGAGCGGCGGTATGGGTGGGATACAGCATTTTGTGGTGGAAGGTATGCCAGTACCAGAACTTAGCAGAAAGAAGCTGCTGCTTAATAAACGAAAAGCTATGTTGATCGAAAAAGAGAATGAACTTCTGGAACTCATGAATCAAGCAGAAGAATATATAAATAGCATTGAGAAGAGCGAACTGAGAATGATGTTTAGGTTCTACTACATTGATGGCATGACGTGGCTACAGGTAGCACATAAGATGAATCAGTTACACCCTAAAAGGCGAGTAGCTTATACAGAAGACAGTTGTAGAATGAGAAATACAAGATTTTTTCAAGAAAATTAGAAAATGTTCGGTCACGTTCGCAAAAAATAGTTTAATATATAGGATAGAGCGATTAGATGAAGCGATACTTCATAAATGTTCCTTTTTCTTGCTAATAAAAATACGTACAAAATACGCATAAAATTATTGACTTATACGCATTTTGTACGTATAATAAACATATAAATTAAAAAAAGGAGAGTTTTTCATGAAGAGAAGAGATTTGATTAAACTCCTTGAAAAAAATGGATGGTATTTAAAACGGAATGGTGGGAACCATGATCTATATACAGATGGTAACAGAATTGAGCCAATTCCAAGACATCCAGAGATTAAGGAGCGATTAGCTAAATCTATTATCAAGAAACTGGGGCTTTAAGCCCCAGACTTGGTGGATTCATGAAAAACAAAAATGAAAAAAGGATCAAACGGCAAGATTTTAGGAGGAATGGAAACATGGCAAAGAAAGTAGCGTATCCGGTTATTTTAAAACCGGATCAAGAAGGGTATTATGTAGAAATCCCTGATTTTGATATCGCTACAGAAGGCGATACAATAGCAGAGGCTATGGAAATGGCCAGAGATGCTATTGGATTGATGGGGATTGATATGGAAGATGAGAAAAAAAGTCTTCCAGAACCAAATTCAAAAGCTCAAAATGTAGAAGCAGGAGACACAGTAACACTTGTAGATGTAGACTTTACAGAGTACAGAAAGAGAGTGGATAATAAAGCAGTTAAGAAAAACTGTACAATTCCATATTGGATGAGTGTAGAAGC